GACACTTCCCAGACATCGGCAAACGGGTCTGCAGCGGACTGCACCGCGGTCGGCCTGTCGTTGGTCTGCTCCAGCTTGGTCTTGGCGTCGTTGAGCTCCCGCTCAAGCGCCTCGGCCTTCTCCAGCGCCTCTTTCTTCTGGCGCGTGAGCTTGTCGATGCGTTTGCGGTAGCCTAGCGAATCCTCGTCGCTGTTCTCTTCGGTCTCGGAAAGAACCTCCTGCTCAGGCGACTCGGCCTGCGCATCCGTTTGTTCTGCGGTCGGCTCCGCATCCTCGGCCTGATCGTCCACTGAAGTGGCTTCCGGCTCCGGCGCTTGTCGCTCGACGGCTGACGCCTTCTCTTCCTCCCCGCTGAATCGTGTCTTCAGTAGCTTGGCCAACGCCGATTCGTCGAACTGCATCGGGTTGATTGGGGGCTGTGCCGTGTTTTGGGCAGGTTTCGCTTCCTGTGTATTCGTCGGGATGTCCATGCTTTTAGACCCTGCAAGCCGGGTATGCTGCGCCATGGTTGTTTAAGGCCAACCAAGAAGCCGTTGTGTGAGTGAGAGCCTAGAACTGACCGGAAGTCAATTCCCTCCCGTTTCTTAACGCACTGATTTGTGCGATGAGATCCTTGATCGCGGCTGCCCGGCCTGCGTTGTAGGCACGGTCCTCCGCGGAAAGTGATGGGAGGATGGCGCTGTGCACCTCGTCCCGTAGCGTGTCGTCGATGAGCTGGCCCATGGCCTTGAGCACGGGGTGCTCCTCGGACACTGATAGGGCCTCCGAGAGCTGTTCGTCGTTCAGTTTCATTGGACTCCGAGGCGGCCGGTGATGGCGTTCTGCTGCTGCTGCACGCTGAACTGCAGGTTCTCAATGTACTTCTGCAGGTTGGCCTGGAAGAGCGGGTCCTGCTGAAGCTGGGCCTGATATTTGGGGTTGGATTGCAGGACTTGCTGGCTGAATTGCAGGCGCATGGGCGCGGTGGGGTCGTTCTCCCGGAGCTGGGGCGGGTTGCCGAGGCTCATGAGGGCGATCTCGTCGTTGGTCTCGTTGAACATCTTCTGCGCGGCGGGGCCCTGCTGCATGACCAGCTCGCTGGCCAGGTTGGGGTCAATGGCCCGGAGGGCGACGGAGATCAGCTTGGCGCGGTCGATGACGCCGGCGGTGTCGAGGGGAAGGACGAGAGATGAGATGGCCTTGAGCTTCTCGGTGACCAGGTCGGTGGACAGCTCGCGGATGTCGAACTTCAGCATCACGTCGAAGTCCTGAATGTCGGGAGGCAGCGGGGTGGCCGAGGCCGTGATGCGCTGGATCTCGGCGGGGCCGATGTATTGGAGCGTGAGTGCCAGGACCTGGCGGAAGGCCTCGGTCCAGCCGTGCAGCCAGTTGTTGATCAGGCGCTGCTGGCGCATCTGGGTGATGACTGGCGGGACCTTCTCGGTCGGGCGGCCGAAGTAGCGGTCGGTCTGGGCCTCGATGGCTGCGATCAGTTGGAAGGCCACACCGGGCTCGCGGGCGGGCGGTTGCAGGAAGCCGATCTCGCCGCGGCGCAGGACCGGGATCTGGATGGCGGGGCCGATCTTCAGGTTGCCGCCGCGGGTCTTGGGGACTTCGATGGGCGGCAGGGTGGCCAGGGACGTGTAGTCGAAGATGCTGTCGCGCTGGGCCTTCACCTCATGCTGCCAGGTGGAGCAGACCTCGGGCACGCCGCGGCTCTCGGTGATCTGGCGGTGGATGAGCTCGGAACGCCAGATGACGAAGGGATACTGCCCGTGCGCGTAGTCCAGGGCTTCGAAGTAGCCCCACTTGTCGCCGACCTGGGGGCTGAAGACGGTGTAGAACACGCCCGGGATGCCGTCGGAGTCGATTGACTTCTGGTAGGCGTAGACCACCTCGATCAGGTTCTCGCGGTCGAGGATACTGTTTTCAGCCAGGCCGACGGCGCCGTAGGTGTAGGCCGAGTAGTCGCTGAAGCGGCCCATCGTGTTGATGGCCTCCTGCGCCCACTCGGCGTCCCACTCCTCGGTCTCGACCTTGTTCAGGAGCTGGGCCTCGGTCATGTAGAACCGGCGGAAGACTACCCGGGCGGACTGGATGTCGGTGGTCTCGGGCGGGAAGACCAGCTCGTCGTAGGGGGCCAGGGCTGCGACCATGGGCTTGTTCGTGACCATCGTGGGGATGGGGAACTCGCACTCGCCCTCGGTGCGCAGGTCGCGGATGGCCTTGAGGGCCCGGCGCTTGCGCAGGTTGGGGAAGGCTGAGAGCAGGAGCTCCGCGGATTGGTCGTCGGCCTCGGGATTGGCGATGAGGTTTGGCAGGTCGGCCAGGATGGAGTCCGAGGGGGACTGGGCGGCCAGGGCCATGATCTGGTCCATGGTCAGGTACTGCTCCTTTTGACCCATCTCCTGCTGCCAGGTGACGTGGACGCCGGCCCAGCCGTAGGTCCAGAGATACTGGGAGAGCAGCTCGACCTCGCGGGTGAGGTCGTTGTACATCCGGGCGTTGACCGTCCAGTCCATCAGGTTGTGCGCGGTGACGGCCTGGTCGAGCTGGCTGATGTTGGTGGGGCTGACGCGGAGCATTGAGCGCCAGAAGGAGGTCGAGCAGAGGTCGACGAGGCCGTTGATCACCTCGTCGGCCAGCGGGATCCGCGTGTCGGAGGCGCCGTCCCAGGGGAAGGCCGGCTTGTTGCGGTTGGCATCATTCCACTTCTTGCCGTCGTCGGTCTGCCCAGGCCAGCGGCAGTAGCGCACATTCTCGGCATTCTCGACCCGGGCGAAGACGCCGTAGTCGGTGGCCGAGCGCCGCAGCTCCTCGGTCAGTGCGCTGACATTGGGCTCGTCGCCGACCCGTGCCATCACGTCGGTTGCCTGCTTGTAGGAATCTCCTTGCATAGTGAAATGGTTTAGTATCCGCCGCCGCCGCGACAATCAAAGCCCCCGCGGCCTACGAACGCAAGACCGGAGACCAAAAGCATCCCCAGGCAGTCGATGGGATCCTTGGTGCATCCCTTCTGCCCGTCGCGGCCGGTGTGCTCGGAGAGTGCGTAGGTGAGGTTGGCGCAGTTGTCGGTGATGTAGAGGGAGGGCTCGTTGAGCGGGGTGAGAGGCTGGGTGGCGTCGTAGGAGAGGAGCGAGTTGATGGCACTGGTGCGCTGGTCGACGGGCACGCCGGGTGCCGGAATGAATGCCATGGGCTCGTCGAGGGGGTTGTCGGACTCGGCCAGGAGGTCGATGAGCGTGGTGCCACCGGCCTCGGATAGTGCGGGGGAACCGCCGGCCTTTGGGTCGATCAGGCGCATCACGGGCTCGCCGTAGCCGAGATCGGACTCGATCTGGCGGAAGAGGGCGCGGTACTCGGAGATGGAACGGCCGGCGTCGAGAGTTTGCGCGGGGCCGAGCTTGCCGTCGGGCTTTTCGCTGGGCAGGGCCCACTCGCCGTAGTTGCTGAAGTCCGGGAACTCGCGGACCACGATGCGCTTGCCGTCCTCGTACACCAGGAGCCAGAGGCAGAACCAATTCCGGGCGCCCGCGGGGTCACAGACCATGTACAGGGTGCCGCCGGGGGGCACTTTGGATGCTGGAATGCAGTGGATATCCGGGCGGAAACGGGCGAAGGCCTTGCCGATGTTGTCCGAGGCCCAGCCGTAGGCCCGAGTCAGGATCTGGCCCATGGGCGAGGTGACCAGCTTGCTCTTCATCTCGTCGAAAGGGTTGTAGGGGTTGTCCTCCGAGAAGAAGAACACGGTGCGCCGGTTGGTCTGGGGCTGCACCATGGTGCGGGCGGCCTTGCCGAGGGGCCAGGTGGGGAGCGCTTGCTTGCCCTTGATGAGCTCGGCGTCGTGGAAAGCGGAGATTGAGGAGCCGGCGGTGAACTCCTTGTAGACACTGGCGACGCCTTCGAGGGGTGTCTGGGTCACGAGGAGCTTGCCGCGGCGGGTGATGAGGCGGTAGCGAAGGGTGTCCACCCAGGATTGGGGGACCAGCTCGTCACACCAGATCAGGTCGGCCTCGCGGCCTTCGATGGTGTTCTCCGATTGAGTGTAGTTCAGGAAGTCGCAGCGGCTGCCGTTGGGCAGGATGAATGAGCCGTCGGTGAAACCGTTCTTGCGGCTGTAGTTCAGGTAGTGAATACGGCCCTTCTTGGTGGCCCGGAGGGCGACGGGTAGGTAGTTGTAGATCGCGGGCTGTTGGACTGTGACCGAGGTGGCGTGCGATGTGTGGCAGCAGAGGACGCTGGCGTTTTCTTTTTCGATGAGAGTTTGAACCACGCGGCGTGCGGCCCAGAGGGTTTTACCTGCGCGGTTGCCGCCGGAGATGAGGAGCTCCTGGGTGGCCTGGAACTCGGTGTTGGCGATCTCCCAGTGGTCCGGGATGAA